ACAAACGGTGGCCCTGGCCGCGGCGACGGCGGCCGACTCTGCGCTGGCCGAGATCAAGGGCATCCACGACGACATCCGCTTCGCGCTGCGCCTCTTTGGGGCGATCGGAGCGGTGCTGCTCTTCTGCATCACGTTCCTGGCCTACGGCTCCACGGTCTTGCACAACCTCGGGGTCATCCGATGACCGAGCTGCGCCAGACCGACACGAGCGACGTCTTCTACCCGCCCCATCCGCCGCGGGTCGAGACCGACGTTTACGTTGCCAGTCACCGCTCGATGAGGATCGGCCAGAACCTGCCCTGCTGGGCCTGCGGGATCACGCACGCTGACATCGTCGGCCACACGACGCCGAACATCGCCCCAGGCCTGGCGATGGAGACGCACCACTTCTGGGCCGAGGACGCCTTCACCGGCGAGGGTGTGGGCTTGGGCGGCGTCTACTGGCCGCGCGTCAGGGCCGATCATCCGACCTTCGACTGGGCGGGCTCGGGCTTCGTCCTGGAGGATCCGGCGACCTGGAAGCACTTCGTCGACTCGCCGTTCAACCTGCAGGTGCTCTGCTCGGCCTGCCACCGCGCGGCGAAGGCCGTTCCGCACTGGCTGGCGGGACTACCCGATCCCAAGCGTGGCGGCCTCGTCTGGCCGACCGACGCGGGCTCGATGGGCATCCACCACGTGAGCTATCCCGAGTACCGCGACCAGCGCCACAGCCGGCCTGACACGCCGCCCTTCCGGGTCCCGGCCGGCCAGCTGGTGATCGTGGTGCCACCGCACGTGCTCCTGAAGGCGGCCTAGCCATGAGCGACCATCTGACGACCGACCCGAACGACCCGCGCCTGACGCACGGCACGGACAGCCAGCCGGTCCCGCAGGCCGCGGCCTATCTGGTCCTGTCCGAGGAGGAGCGTGCCAAGGGCTTCGTGCGCCCCTACCGCGACGCCTATCGGCATGTCGGCATCCACCCGCGCTACACGACACGACCGCTGACTTACGAGGAGCGGGTACAGCACGGCGACCGGTATGTCTCCTACGAACCCTATCCACCTGAGGAAGGCCCGGTGATCGGCCGCTTCTGGACCGAAGCGCAGCTCACGTCGGGCTGCAACCAGGTGACCACGATGGGCATGGCCCTGTCCGAGACCTACGCCCGGGATCCGAAGTTCTACGGCGCGACCTACTGCGTCCACTGCAAGATGCATCGCCCGGTCGCCGAGTTCGTTTGGACGGCTGACGGAGAGCTGGTCGGGTCATGATCGACGGCTCGGCCATCCTCTACCCGCCCGGACATCCGCAGCTCGGCTGCCTGCCGGACACCGGCGCGCCGCGGCTTGCGTTCCGGGGTGCAACCGCTCTCGGGATCGCCCTGCCGCCGCTGCCCGACTCGGCTGACTTCATGGCCGGCGTGCCCTGGCCGACAGACGGCGACGGGATGCTCGGAAACCGAACGTGGGGCTGCTGCGTCATCGACGCCATCGTCATGGCGTTCCTCGCCCAGTGGCACTACTTCCGCCCGAACGATCCGCCGCCGCCGATCACAGCCCAGAACTGCATCGACGCCTACTGCGAGATCAGCGGCGTCTACACGGCACCCGGACCCGGCCTCGACATCCAGACGGCGCTCGACTGGTTCCGCAGGAAGGGCATCCTGGACTCGGCCGGCCAGCGGCACCGCATCCTCTGCTTCAGCCAGGGAACGCCCACCATCGCGGCGCTCTACGAGGCCGTCGCCGAGATGATCGGCATCGTACTGGGCGCCACGATCTACTACTCCGATCGCTACGGCGTGACGACCTGGACGACCCCGAATCAGCTCCCCGAGCTTGGCGGTCATGCCTTCCTCGGCGGCGCTTTCAACCGGACGCCCGGTGACCTGCTCGGCATCCGGACGTGGGCCACGAAGGTCGAGGTCACCGACGGCTTCATTGCCAGCGACTTCGACCGCGGCTTCTGGCTCCCGATCTTCGAGGATCTCTGGCCGCACTACTCCTACGAGCGCCAGGTCCAGTGCGTCACCGATCTGCCGCTCATCACTGGCAGGGCCTGGCCCGGGCCCGCGCCGACCCCGCCACCCGCCCCGCCACTCCCGGAGGCTACCGTGCAACTCCTCTCCACCACTCAGCGGCTCTTCGACGGCCCGGTAGCCGCGAAGACCGTCGTCACCATCCCGGTCGCCGGCGTCGGCGGCATCCCGGCCACTGCCACCGGCGCCGCGCTGATCTTGCGGGTCGTGCGCGCTGCAACGGGCGGCTGGATCTATGCCGGCCCCGATCCCTCGCCGCGCGTCTTCGGCCCGGAGCCGGCCGCCGGCGGCGTGCCATCAACCCTCGACTACAACGCCGGCCAGGTCAGCGATCTCTCGCCGATCGTGGCCCTCACCAACGGCAAGTTGACCATCTGGTCAACGCAGGCGCTCACCCGGCTCGTCGTCGACGTGACCGGCTTCCTCACCGTCGCATAGGAGGTCCTCGCCGTGTTCGGTCAAGACATCGCCACCGCCCACAACGCCTGGCTCAAGCTCGACCCGGGCTTCCGGATCGCCCTGAGCTACTCGGTCGCCATCCTCGTCGCGGCCGCCATCGGACTCTCGCAGGCCTTCGGCTGGGCCATCCCTGGCTCGATCGCCGGCGCGAAGGCCGAAGTCATCGCCTTCCTCACCTACGCCGTCCCGGTGCTTGCGGTCCTGGCCACGCAGCTGGTCCGCAGCAAGATCGCCCCGGCCATCGTGGCCTGGTTCCTCTCGACGTTCGGCTACGCGACCGCCGCCAGGGCGCAGGTCCCCGCGACCCGCGACGGACTGAGCCGGCCCGACATCTGGGTGAGGCTCTAACCACATGCCGACCGCCCGCGCTTCTGCGCAGTCTTCCGGGGCCACCTCGCCGCCTGCCGGTCGAGTAGAGCCCGCGATGCCCGCAAGGGCGACTGACACCCTGGCGGTCGAGCTCGCCGGGACCGGCAAGTCCGGTCCCGGCATTCCTGTTTCGGCGCGGAAGCCACTGCGCAACTGGCGCCAACGCTTCCTGAAGACCTTCGCCGAGACCGGCACCGTGGTCGCCGCCTGCAAGGCAGCCCGGATCGATCGCAGCACGGCCTACCGGGACCGGTCCAAGAACCCGCGTTTCGCCGCGCAGTGGGCCGAGGCCGAAGAGGCGGGCACCGAGCTTCTCGAGGGGGAGGCGCACCGGCGCGCCTACAAGGGCTTCATGAAGCCCGTCTTCCAGAACGGCAAGCAGGTCGGGGCGATCCGCCAGTACAGCGACCTGCTGCTGATCATGCTCCTGAGGGCCCGCCGGCCCAACGTCTACCGCGAGAACAGCCGCGTTGAACTGACCGGCGCTGGCGGTGGCCCGATCGCCACGACGCAGATCCTCGATGGCCTCACCGACCACGAGCGCGCCGCGCTCCGCCGCGCCATCGAGGCGCAACTGGTCGACGAATCGGTCGCTCTCGAGGAGCAGCCATGAACGGCGTCGCTCTTGCCGGCGTTCCTCGCACGACCCTCGAGGCGCTGCGGGCGGAGCTCGGGCCCAGGTTCATCAACCGCCAGCAGGAAATCTTCTTCGACTCCGAGGCGCCTGAGGTGCTCTATTCCGGCGCTTACCGAGCCGGCAAGAGTCGCATCGGCTGCGAGAAGGCCTGGTATCTGGCCCGTCGGTATCCAGGCATCCCGATCGGCATCTTCCGCAAGACCGCGGCCGATCTCGAGGCCAGCACCCAGACCACGCTCTTCCACGACGTCGTCCCGTCCAGCGCGATCGTGCGGAGCAACGACTCACTCCGGCGCTACGAGCTCTCCAACGGCTCGATCCTGCGCCTCTTTGGCCTCGATGCCAACGTGGCCACGGGGCTGCCGTCCAAGGTCGGATCGGTCGAGCTCGGCTGGGCCTTCGTCGATGAGGCGGCCGAGCTCTCCGAGGACGACTGGAGCATGGTCAAGGGCCGCCTCAGCTGGCCCGGCATCCCCTACCACCAGGTCGCGGCCGCCACGAACCCGGCCGGACCGAAGCACTGGCTCAAGCGCCGCTTCACGCCGGCCAGCGAGACCCGCGTCTACATCCACGCTTCGACCTTCGACAACCCCACTCTGCCAGCCGACTACCTCGCCGAGCATGCCGCAGCGCCCGACGACTTCCGGAAGCGCCGCTACACGATGGGTGAGTGGGTCAGCGCCGAGGGTGCCGTCTGGCAGCTGCCCGACGACCAGGTCGTCGACGCGCCAGGTCCGTTCAAGGCCGTCGCGGGCTCGATCGACTGGGGCTTCGTGCACGCCTTCGCGGCCCACGTCGGCGGCCAGACCGGAACCGGACGCCTGGCGATTCTGGACGAGGTCTATGAGCGCGGCCGCACCCTCGACGAGGTGATCCCGCGCCTGCTCGAGCTCCAGACCAAATACAACGTCCTGGCCTGGTTCGCCGACCCGTCCGAGCCTGCCTACATCCTCACCTGCCGCCGGGCGGGCCTCAACGTCGTCGAGGCCGACAACTCCATGGATCCGGGCCTGCAGGCCGTCACCCGCGCCCTGGTGGCCGGCATGACGGTCTCGCCGCGCTGCACAGGGCTGCTGGGCGAGATCCCGGGCTACGTCTGGCAGAAGCAGCGCGACGGCTCATTCAAGGACCACCCGGTCGAGATCAACGACGACGCGTGCGACTCGCTGCGCTATCTCGTGATGGCCTTCGAACCCGTGGACGCCGCACCCGAACTCGTCACCTACGACGAGCGGGTCTCTATCAGCCCCTACTAGGAGGTTTCGCCGTGGAAGGCTACGTCAAGCACATCTGGTGGCACAGGATCGCGGAGGGGCTGCCCAACGGGAACGTCCTGACCGGCTGCGGCCAGTCCGCGCCGATCTCGATGCAAGCCGGCTCGATCGATGCCATCGAGATGGGCAACGGCTGCCCCGAGTGCCTGCCCGAGAAGGCCGAAGCGGCTCTAGTCGAGCAGGCCGAAGCGGCCGCCGTCGTCGAGCTACAGGCCAAAGCCGCGGCCGGCGGCGGCACCGTCGTACTCGAGGACCTCTCGAACGCCCAGCTGCGCGCCCTGGCCGCCGAGCACGGCATCGAGACCAAGCCCAGCGCCAACAAGACCACGCTTATCGCCGCGATCACCGCCGCGATCCCGGTCGACCTGACGCCCGAGCCGACCGAGCTAATGCCCAATGCGGGCGCCCTGGCCGAGCTCGAGAAGCTCGATGCGGAGCAGCTCGGCGTCATCCTCGCCCAGGACCACCTCGAGCTACCGGCCGAGGCCACCAGGGACGAGGTCATCGCGGCCATCATGGCCCAGGCCGGCTACCGCGCTCCGGATCCGGAGCCAGGGGCCTAACCCATGGCCACTGCTCGGCGAACCGCCGCCAAGAAGCCGGCCCAGATGGTGCCGGTTGAAACCATGAACCGCGAGATCGCCCGCGTCGCCGACCAGGCCGACGCCACGATCGAGTTGGTCATGGAGCGGTTCGCCGAGCTCGAGCTTGCCCTCGAGGACACGGGCTGGATGCGCCAGAGCCTCGCCGGCGAGCGCGAGTTCAGCCGCGACGGGCTGGCGAAAATGATCCGGATCGCCCGCCTGAGCTACCTCAAGAACCCGCTCATCCACAACGGCGTCGAGGTCCAGAGCCACTACGTCTGGGGCCAGGGCTGCTCGATCAGCGCCAAGAGCGGCCCCGTCAACGACGTCGTCCAGGCCTTCCTCGACTATCGCCAGAACGCGGTCGAGCTCACCGGCCATGCCGCCCGGCTCATGAAGGAGCGCCAGCTGCAGGTCGAGTCGAACCTCTTCTTCGTGCTCTTCACGAACGTCTCGACCGGCTTCGTGCGCATCGGCTCGATCAACGTCGACGAGATCATCGAGATCATCAAGAACCCCGACAACAAGAACGAGGCCTGGTTCTACAAGCGCAGCTGGACCAGGCGCGACGTCGACCCCGTCATCGGCACGACCACCACGAAGAGCCAGCAGGCCTATTACCCGGACTGGCGATACACCCCGACCGCGAAGCCGAAAACCTTCGGCGGCCTGGCGGTGAACTGGGATGCTCCGGTCTATCACCTCAAGACCGGCGGAATCGGCGACATGGACTTCGGCGTGCCCGAGATCTACAGCGCGATCGACTGGGCGCGCGCCGTCAAGGAAGACCTCGAGAACTACGCCTCGATCCACCGGGCCCTGGCCCGCTTCGCGTGGAATCTCAAGACCAAGGGCGGCGCGGCCGCCGTCGCGGCCGCGAAGGGCAAGCTCGCGACGACGCTCGTTTCCGACGGCTCGCGGATGGAAGGCAACCCGCCGCCGGTAGCCGGCTCGACCTTCATCGGATCCGATGGCGCGGACCTGCAGCCGGTCAAGACAGCCGGGGCCACATCGGGCCCAGATGAGGGTCGGCGACTCTGGCTGATGGCGTCGGCCGGCCTGGGCCTTCCCGAGACGATGATGTCCGGTGACGTCTCGACCGGGAACCTGGCCACGGCAAAGTCCCTCGACCGACCGACCGAGCTCAAGATGAGCAACCGTCAGACGCTCTGGGCCGACGTCAACAACGACATCATCGCCTACGTCATCGACCAGGCCGCGATCAGCGCCAATGGGCCTCTGAACGGTCACTACGAGACCGACCTCTACACCGGCGAGCGCAAGATCGTCCTGGCTCCTGCCGAGGGCGAGCTCGAGCCGATGGATCGCTCGGTCGACGTCGACTTCCCGACCGTTCTCGAGCGCGACGTCGCCGAGCGGATCAAGGCGATCGTCGACGCCGCGACCCTGGGCAACACGATGGGCGTCAAGGCCGGCACGATGGATGACCGGACGCTCACGCGGCTGCTGCTAAGCGCCCTGGGCGAAGACGACATCGACGAGATGCTCGACCTGCTCTTCCCCGACAATGCCACGCTGGCGCAGGCGGGTCCTGGGCAACCCGCCGCGCCAGCTATCCCTCCACCGGATCCGGCTCTGGCCGAGGCTGCCCGCGAGCTGCGCGAGGCGGTCCGCCGCATGACCGCGGCGATCGGCGAAATGGCGGCCGCGGCATGACCGACCTGCTCGTGGCCGCGGCCGATCTCGAGGGCGCCGTCTCTTCGTTCCTGCGTGCCGCAGAGGCCGGTGGGGCCGCCGTTCCCCGCGGAACCAAGGCGAAGGCCCTGGCGCCCACCACGCGCGCCCTGGCCGCCTCACTGCGCGCCGCGTTCCGGGCCCAGCGTAAGGCGCTGCTCCGTCACCTGGCCGCGGCCGGCGTGGGCTTCCCGACCAACGAGTCGGCGCGAGCTCTGAAGGTCCTGCTCGAGGCCGTGGCGCGGTGGGACCCGCAGTTCGCGGATGCCGCCTCCGACACGTTCGACCTCTTCGCAGACCCGCTCGACGCTGGCATGAAGGCTTCGTTGCTGGCCGGCTCGAGCTTGCAGCTCGGCGCCCTGGGTCTCGACACGAGCTTCGACCTCTCCAACCCGCGGGCCGCCGCCTGGCTCGATGGCCGCGCTGCGGCGCAGGTCGCGGGCATCAACGAAGTGACCCGGCAGAAGCTCGAGAAGGTCATCACCGACGGCCTCTCGGCCGGCGACAGCTACACCAAGATCGCCGCCCAGATCCGGACCATGTACGACTCCTGGGAGGGCGGCAAGCTCGTCAAGGACCAGACGTTCCGCGCGGAAAGTCCGCTAGGTCACATCCAAGACCGTGCCGAGCTCATCGCGACCACCGAGCTCGGGAACGCCTACGAGGCCGGCTCCCGCGCCGTGGTCGACGAACTGTCGGCCACCGGCCTCTCGATGGAGCAGAGCGTCCTCACCGCCGGCGATCCCTGCGACGAATGCCAGGAGAACGAAGACGCCGGCTGGATCTCGGTCGACGACCAATTCCCCAACGACACCCCGCCTACGCACCCCGGTTGCAGGTGCGACGTCCTCTACCAGAGAGCCGAGGAGGCTGCCTGATGGCTTTCAAGACTAGTGACGCCGAGAAGGCGCTCCCCAAGGGATCGACTAAGGCCCAGGCGGCCTGGGTCAAGATGGCGAACAAGGCCGTCGGCCGCGGCATGAGCGAAGACGCTGCAGCGGCCGCCGCTACGAAGATGGCTGGCCAGATGCAGGAGGCGAAGCGCCTCCACATGGACCTGGCCGAGGTCGGACGGGTCCTCAACGCGACCAACGAGAAGCAGCTCCGGACCGCCGCGGCCGCGATCGATGCCGTCCTCAAGGCGCTCGACGCGGGCGAGGAACCGGCCGCCGAGGCGCTCCGGACGGTCGAGGCCTACAGCGGCGAGGCCAACGACGCGGCCCGCGGCATCGGCGTGATGACCTCGATCGAGTACGCCGCGCAGTCGCTGCTCTACCTCATGAGCGACGAGTCCGACGAGCCCGACCAGGTCGCGATGCTCCAGAAGGCATACGAGGCCCTGATGGCCATCCCGCCGCTGGTCCTCGCCTGGGTAACCGCGGAGATCGGCGAGATCGGCACTCCCGACGATGACGAGGACGAGCCGGCGGAGACCGTGACGAGCTACAGCTCGACGACCGTGCAGTACGAGTCGATGCAGGACCTGCTCGGCGACACGATCCCCCTCGTGGAATCGGCCGTCCGAAATGACGGCACAGCTCTGGCCTGCCTCATCAAGCCCGGCTGGGGAACCAGCGGCTACTACTCCCGCGAAGTGCTCCAGCGCGACGGGCCGAAGGTCTTCACGGCCGGAACCAAGATGTTCATCGACCACCCGGGTTATGCCGAGGAGGCCGATCGCCCGGAACGCTCGATCCGTGACATCGGCGGGGTGCTGGCCGTAGACGCCTATTACGACCTCGCGGGGCCGGTAGGCGAGGGGCTCTACTCGCGGCCAAAGCCGGTCGCGGCCTTCCGCGAGGTCCTCAACGAGCTGGCTCCCGATATCGGGGTCTCCATCCGGATGAAGGGCACGGCCACGACCGGAGAGGCCGAAGGAAAACGAGGGCCAATCATCGAGCGGATCATCCGCGACCCGCTTGGCAGCGTGGACTTCGTGACAGTCGCCGGCGCCGGTGGTCAGGTCATTCCCCTCGCGGAGTCGTGGCGCCGCGTCCGCGAGGCCAGTTCAATCGCCGATCCAGCGGCAGGTCGCCGCACAATCCCCCCAAAGGAGGTCACAAGCATGGATCTGCAGGAGACGCAGACCAGGCTCGCGGCGGCCGAGAAGGAGCGCGACACCGCTCTCCAGGAAGGCGCCCGAGCCAAGGAAACCCTGGTCCTGCGCGAGGCTCACGACGTCGTAGTCGCCGAGCTCGCCAAGGCCGTGATCCCAGAAGTGACCCGAGCGCGGCTCGCCGGCACCCTGGGCAAGAACCCCCCGATCAAGGAGGGCGCTCTCGACAAGGACGCCCTGGCCGCCTCCGTCAAGGAAGCGGTCGCCGGCGAGGTCGCGTACTTCGCCGCTCTGACCGAGTCGGGCCAGGTCAAGGGCATGGGCGGCAACACCGCCGGCGCCGGGCCGACCCCGGACGAGCTCGACAAGAGCCTGACCGAGAGCTTCCGAGCGATCGGGATGGACGAGAAGACGGCCGCGCTGGCCGCGAAGGGAAGGGGCTAGATGGCCGGCAACCGTGTCCGCGCACTCGCGCGGCAGCTCTATCTCATCATCACCGACGGCGGCGTTGCGGCCGGCGATCCCTGCCTCATCGGCCAGATCCCTGGCGTGGCGATGCAGGCCAAGGACACCAGCAACGGCGCGGTCGTCGACATGGGCGGGGCCTACAACCTGTCCGTGAAGGCGATCAACGACGCCGGCAACAGCGCCGTCGCAGTCGGCGACGCGATCTTCTACGTGACCGGCGACACCCCCAAGCTCTCCAAGAAGGCCTCGGGGATGCTCTTCGGGTGGGCCCTGGCGATAGTCACGACCGGCGCGACCGCGACGATCGCCGTGAAGCTCGCCACGGATCCGGGCTCTGCGGGCGCCGGCAACCTCGGCACGAACCAGATCCCGGGCAGCGCGATCGCCACGGGCGTCCTCAACATCTTCACGATCGCCGGCACCACGTCAGGCACGAACGTGACCCTGGCAGCCATGTCGGCGGCCGATGAGGTGGTCTACGTCGGCTCGATGACCACCTCCGCATCGATCACCGCCTGGGCCGACCGAACGAGCGAGTACGTCGCCGGCGCTGGCGTCCTGACCAAGGCAGCAGGCACCAACGAGACCAACAACCTGCTGCTCATCGTCTGGCACAAGAAGCACTAGGAGACCACCCCGATGGCTGAGTTTCTCGAGCTCATCGAGAGCATCCGGTCGGAGGAGGCCTCCGTCGGAAAGCTCTTCGGCGACGCAGGGAAGTCGGTCCGCTCCGGCGGCCGGCTCCGCGCCACCGATCCAGGCTACGCGAGCAAACTCGCGGAAGCCGCCAAGTTCGTCGCCGAAGTCATGACCGGCAAGCGCCCCGCTCACTACCTCCGTGAGGCTCTGGGCACGGGCGACTTCCCGTACCTGTTCGGCGACATCATCGACAGACAGTTGTTGGCGAACTACCTGGAGACGCCGGCCACCTACCGCAGCTGGTGCCGCGTCGCCACCGTGGCCGACTTCCGCGCCGTCAAGCGGTTCGCGATCAACGGCTCCGAGTCCGTCCTGGCGACCGTGGGTCAGCAGGAGGAATACCCGGAGTCCAAGATCAGCGACATCCAGTACACCTACGCCGTTTCCAAATACGGCCGGGCGATCCCATTCGCCTGGGAGGCCATGGTCAACGACGACCTCGATGCTCTGAAGGACATCCCGGCTCGTTTCGGCAAGGCCGCCCGCCGCACCGAAGAGAAGTTCGCAACCGGGCTCATGTTCGACGCGAACGGCCCCAACGCGAGCGTCTACACCGGCGGCAACAAGAACCAGGTCATCGTGGCGAACGGCGCCCTGACGGCGAACCCGCCGCTCTCGATCGCCGGACTCCAGGACGGCTTCACGGTCCTTCTGGCCATGAAGGACACCGACGGCGAGCCGATCACGGTCGACGCGGTCGAGCTCGTGGTTCCGCCGGCCCTCATGGTCACCGCGGAGAACATCCTCAACGCCACCGAGCTGTGGCTGAACCCGGCCGACACCGGCGCCGCCAGCCAGAGCGTCCACACGGTGAACTGGATGAAGCAGCGCGTTCATCTGAACGTCGACTACTACATCCCGATCATCGCCACTGCCGGCACCACCGGCAGCAAGTCCTGGGTCCTGGTCGCCAATCCTGGCAGCCAGCGTCCTGCCTTCGAGATGGGCTTCCTGCGCGGGCACACCGAGCCGGAGGTCTTCCTCAAGGATCCCAACGCGATCCGCGTCGGCGGCGGCGGAGTGGTCAACCCGCTCGACGGCGACTTCGACACCGACTCGCTGCGCTACAAGGTGCGCCACGTCGTCGGCGGCGTCGCCGAGGACTACCGCATGACCGTGGCCAGCAACGGCTCCGGCAGCTAGCCGCGATCCGACGATGACCAGACAGCCCGGGCTCCGCTCCTCCTCGGATCTCCTCCGAGGGGCGCCCCGGGCTGCTCACTTCCAGGCTCAGCGGGAGCGCCCGGCTTCCTGGCTGTCGCGGCGAGCAGCCGCGATCCGGACGCTCCCTCAGGCCCTGGCGCTGCTCGATCCCGTTCACCAGGTCAACCACCGGCCGCGGCACTGGAAGGTGTCCCGATGACCGCCACCTACGACGTAACGACCCTCGTCGGTCAGGTCCGTCTGCTGGCCCAGGACTCCGTGATCGTGAGTCCGGGTCCGATCTTCCAGGACGAGGAGCACGCCGCCTTCCTCAACCTGATGGGCCAGAACCCACTGCTCGCGGCCGCATCGGCCCTCGACGTGATCGCCGCGTCGGAGATCTACACCCAGAAGCGGCTCAAGCTCCTGGACCTCGTCACCGACGGCGTGCAGGAAGGTCAGCAGCTGCACGTCATCGCCGAGCGCTACCGGACGATGGTCAACGAGGGCATCGGCAACCCGGCCGGCATGTTCGATTGGGCCGAGCAGGTCCTCGACGAATTCAGCGAGCGCGAGCGGCTCCTCAAGCAGCTCCTCCGGCTCCAGGATGGAGGCGGGGTCTAGATGCAGCGCTCCGCCACCGTCGACCCGCGCATGGTCCCGGCCCTACTGGCTTCGGGCTTGTTCCCGCACACCTGCGCCATCCAGAGCCGCACAGACGTCCAGACCCCGACCGGCTCGCCGCGCCCCTCCTGGTCGACCCGCGCCGGCCTTGGCGCGGTGCCCTGCCGGCGCTCGGCCCTGAACCTAGCCGCGGGCGGCCGGGAGGTTCGAACCGTGGCCATCGCCGCCGTCGAGGAGAACGACTACGTCCTCGCCCTCGCTGGGTACTTCCCCCAGATCACCGCGAAGGACTCGGCCCTCTTCGACGACGGGACCCGATACGACATCAACAACGTCAACCACGACTCGGCCTCGGTAATGACCAGCCTCCTGGTCCGCACGGTCCAGCCGATCGCGGATCCGGGCGTCTGATGAGCACCGTGACGGCCCACATCGTCGTGAAGTCGGGGACTCGCTACCCGGCCGAGAAGCTGCTGGCCGCCCTCACGCCGGAACGTCTCGAGGCGGCCGCTATCGCCGGCGGGCTCAAGATCGTCAATGCGGCCAAGCGCAACGCGCCGGTCCTCACTGGTACATTGCGCCGCTCCATCCACATCGGCGGCCACACGGACCTGTCCGGCGGCCTGGGGGGCAACGCGAAGGACCTCGGCCGCGGTGAGATGACCAACACGAAGGTCACCATCCGGATCGGCACCAACCTCGACTATGCCCCTCGGATCGAGTACGGCTTCACCGGGACAGACTCGCGCGGCAGCCATTACCACCAGCCGCCCCACGCCTACCTGCGGCCGGCGTTCGATGAGCACAAGGACGAGGCGATCGCCGAGACTGCCGAGGCCCTGCGGATCCTCGTGAGAAAGCGACTGCCGGCCCTATGAGCGTCGAGAGCGACATGTTCGCCTTCCTGACCAACCCGGCCACCGCGACCGGCGCCCTGATCGCCACGCGCCTCTACCCGCTCACGATCCCGCAGGAATCGACCATGCCGGCCATCGCATATGCCCGGATCTCAAATCCGGTCACCCGGACCCAGGACGGCAAGAAGCTCCACTCGCCGCGCTATCAGTTCGACTGCAAGGACAAGACCTATGACGGCGCGATCGCCCTCGAAGACGCTCTTATCGCTGATGCCGAGTATCACGGCTTCGGGTCGGTTCGCCAGGTCCACGAGGCCGGCGCCGGCCCGGATCAGCGCGACCCCGACACCGGGCTGTTCACCCGTTCCGTCGACCTAACTCTCTGGAGGTGAGCCTTGATCGAATTCGGTAGGCAGATCGTCCACTTCGAGATCCCAGCGGGAGAGCCGGCCGACAATCCGCCGCCTCGAGCAGGAGCCGTGGTCGGGCTCGACCTCCGGGTCCCGGCCGTCGCCTTCGCGCTGCCGACCGATGCCGATCGCGAGATCCGCCTCGATGCGAAGAAGCCCTGGCCCGTGGAGCTGCGCCGCGGCGTCCGGATAAGGATCGCGCTGCTGGGCACGACGGTGAACGCCATCGTGCTTGCCCGCGGCGGCAAGGTAAAGAGCCAGCCTGACCAGCCCGCGCGCTGGCGCCTGACCCTGCGCGGGAGGGCTACCCAATGATCGCCAAGGCCAACGACCCACAGCCCCAGCCGGAGCCAGAGGAGGCGCCCGCCGAGATCACGCTCGAGGAGACGGGCTCGATCGTCGAGGAGCCCGAGCCCGAAACGTTCCGCGCGGAACCTGAGCCCGAGCCGTCACCTGCCGAACCGGCCCCGAGCTTCATCCACGGCGGCCAGGTCGTCGAGTCGGTCTGGGACCGCCATCCCAACTTCACCTGCTCGCGCTGCGGCTTCGCCAGCCTGAACCGTGCCGACGTCGAGGCCCACATCAACACCCCGATCGACCACTAGAAGGAGTAACCAGACATGGCTAACCAGGTCATCCCACGAACCATCCCCAAGGGCCCGTGGTTCGCCCTGCCGGTCGCCGCGGCCTCGCTCGGCCTCGTCGAGACGGCGAGTCAGGCGGCGGCCTACGACACGGTCCAGATCACCGGCCGCACCCTCATCCTCATCCGCAACAGCTCGGCCGCCACCCCCTACACCTTCACGCTCACGAGCGTCGCCAACTATCCGGACCTGCGGACCGGCGACATCACGACCTACAGCGTCGCGGCCCAGGCGGCGCCGACGACTGCCAACGCCACCGCCGTCTTCATCGTCGACATCCCCGGCTGGCAGCAGGCCGACGGCAACGTCTGGATCACCTGCACCAACGCCGCCCTGGTCATCGCCGCCATCCCGATCAGCTAGGCCCGAAGGGCAGAAAGGAGTCCGCGCATGGGCATCTCCAACGCCAGGGTCGGGCCTGGCTTCCAGCTCAAGGTGTCCGACGCGACGCTCTCGGTCTTCACGGCCGTGGCCGAGGTCCACAACATCAAGGGACCGAAGATCACGACGAAGATGATCAGCGTCTTCAACCAGACCAGCCCGAGCAAGTTCGACGAGATGCGCCCGAGCAAGCTCGATCTCGGACAGGTGACCATCGACATCAACTACATCCCGACGGAGGTCACCCACAACGCGATCGCCGGGCTGATCTACCTCCAGCTCAACGGCTTCAAGCGCGCCTTCCAGATCACCAACCCGGTCGATGCCGTGGTCTGGTCCTGGCAGGGCTACGTGTCTGGCTTCGAGCCGACCTGGCCCGAGGAAGACAAGCTGACGGCCGCGGTCACCATCGACCCCGACGGCCCACCGACCATCGCCTAGGAGGCTCCCGATGTTCTCGCCGCAACCTTCTTCATCTGAGCCGGAGCTCCTCGAGACCGCCGAGGCGATCCTCGCCCTCGACGATCGCAAGGTCCGCCGCTATCACGTCGTGACCTGGGATCGAGACGTCCTGGTCAAGCCCATCTCGGGCGGGGACCGCGAGGACCTCCTCGAGATCCAGCGCATCGGCCCAGAGGGCGAGTCCAAGTTCCGGGTGCGCAACTTCCGCGCCCGCCTGGTCTCAATGTCCCTGGTCAACCGGCGCGGTGACCGGCTCTTCACTCCCTCCCAGGTCGATGCCCTCACCGGTAAGAGCGACGCCGCGCTGCAGGAGCTCTCCGAGGTCTGCACCGACGCTTCCAAGCTCAAGCCCGAGGACATCGACGAGCTGGCGGGCCAGCTCCCAAACGCCCCGAGCGAGGGCTCTGGCGCCGCCTGACTCTCGCCGGGCACTACGGATCCATCGCCGCCGCGCAGGCTGCCATCGACTCGGCCGAGTTCGCCGAATGGATCGCTCACGAGCGGCTCTACGGGCCGATCGATGGCAGTCGGGAGGACGACTTGATCGCCTGGCTCGCGTTCACGTTCGCAAGGATCTGGGTAGGCGAGAAGGCCGGCGACCCGGAGGATCACATGCCGTACTGGTGGCGCAACCGCCCGGGCTCGACGGTCTCGCTCGAGGACCGGATAGCCATGCTGCCGGGAGCAGTCAACACCGAGATCCCCTCGTGGGCCAAAGGACCAGCGCTGGAGCCTGAGTGACCATCACCGAGCTGCTCATCAAGTTCGGGATCGACGCCGGCGGCGCCCACAGCGGCGCCGCTGAGGTCAACCGCGCCCAGAAGACCATCGAGGATCAGAGCGCGGCGACGACCGGCAAGATGTCCAAGCACTTCGACGAGGCCGGCAACCACGTCTCCAAGCTCGGCGGTCTGATGCAGGGCGTCACCATGGGCATGGGGATGGGCCTCTTCAACGTCGCGGAAGAGGGATTCGGAAAGCTCACCGGCGTCATCGGCGATAGTTCGAAGGCCTACGAGGACTCGCAGGTCAGCGTGGCGCAACTCACGACGGCCGTCCATAACGCCGTGGGGGCTCAATTCGACTACTCGGCTGGCCTGCAACACAACATGGATCTGAACCTCAAATACGGGTTCGGCATGGACGATCAGCGGTCCTCGATGGCCCTGCTCATCGGTGCTACCAAGGACGTGCAAAGAGCGCAGGACGCCGAGACCGCCGGGATGGACTTGGCGCGGCTCAAGGGAGTCGACCTGGCCAGCGCCACAACTCTTATCACCAGTGCGATGGGCGGTCGAACTGCCGGGCTGAAGAAGCTCGGCATTGAGGTCGCGAAGGGATCAAGCCAGGAACAGATCCTCGCCGACATCGAGAAGGTCGCCGGCGGCCAGATGGACGCCTATGCCGCCGGGCCGGCCGGCCGCCTCGCCGCGGCGCACGAGAAGGTCCACGAGGTGATGGTCAGGCTCGGCGCCATCACCGACCAGGTCACCACGGCGGTGATGCCGGCTCTCGCCGACGTCTTGGGCAACGTGGTGGATGCGGCCGGCCCGGTCCTGACCGCCATCGGCGATGCGATGCCAGGAGCGATCTCGACCGTCGAGG